GGGGGCGGGGTAGGGGGGAGGGGGGCTACACCTAACCCCAAAATTTATAACGATATTTTTTTCGCACACGAAGTGTGACATTAGCCTATATAAGGAAATAAGTAACAGGCTGTTGTCACACTGCTAAATAATTCTATAATAATGTGATTATATTGGTGAGAACTTTAAAATACAACATTATGCCTAGTAAATACGGATTCGGAAATAAAAGAAAAGCTAAGAAAGCTGCTAGAAAAGAGTCTAGAGCACATGATAAATCGGCTAGAAAAGCTTTTAGAGAAGATCACCCTAACATATTTGGTAGAATGAAAATGAAGTTTGGTGGTAAGTATAATAACAAATAAATAAATAAGCTATGCCAAAAGGAAAAGGTACATACGGAAGTAAGGTTGGAAGACCACCTAAGAAAAATAAACCTAAAAAGAAAAAGTAAATTAATTATAAACCAAAAATCAAAACAAATGACCTATTATTACTACAAAACCAGTACACTAAATACTGGAAAACCGAACGTATCGGAAGAGAAAATCGCTGAGTGGAAGCATTTAGCTGATAAAAAGAACTGGAGAATAACACAACTACCTAATGGGTACTACCAAACAGAAGTCAACAACCCAAACGACGCAGACAAATGGGTCGACATCACGCGTAGAGAAACTCTCGATGGAGCTGAAGCTGCTATCAATGGCAGTGTGGAACACTTTGGAAAGAAATTGGAGTTCATTGGTGGGCCGAAAGTAGTTAAAACCTTCGATTCTTAAGCATTATACAATTTAATTAAATTCAATTCAATACATTATGGAGTACAATTTACCTAGTGAACTGGTCAAAGACTTAAACTTTGGCCAGGAAGCTGAAAACAGAGTAATAGCTGGCGTTAATAAGTTAGCACAAGCCGTAAAATCCACATTGGGCGCATCGGGAAAATGCGTTATTTACGAAGATGGACGCGGTAAACCGGTGATCACAAAAGACGGAGTAACCGTTGCAGAAAGCGTAGTCTTATTAGACCCGGTTGAAAACATGGGAGCAACTTTAGTTAAGGAAGCCGCTCGAAATACAGTAAAAGAGGCTGGTGATGGTACAACAACCGCTACAGTTTTAGTAGAAGCCTTGATAAATTCTATACGTACTGCCGTCGCTGCAGACGTTTCAATCAGACAAATTAAAGATGGAGTAAACCAATGCTTAGAAGAGGTGATGGAATACCTAGATTCCACCGCTATAGAGGTAGAAGGTGATATGCTTAAAGCTGTTGCTGCTATTTCCTGTAATAATGACGAAGAGTTAGGTAAGATTATAGCTGAAGCTTACGAAGAAGTAGGGAAACACGGTGTTGTTTTACTAGAGGAGAGTCCGACTGAGGACACTTACGTAGAAGTAGTAGATGGTGCACAGATAGATTGCGGATTAACCTCTCCACATTTTATTACTAACACAGAAAAACACTTGTGTGAGTTAGATAACCCACTCGTTTTGACTGTTTCCTCTGAGATTCCTAACATTCGTAAAATTCAGAACATATTAGAACATGTTATAAAGAATAACCGTTCATTACTTATTGTAGCTCCAGTAGCTCAGCAGGTTAAATCGGCATTGTTAATGAATAAAGTTAAAGGTAACATTAAAGTAAACATCGTAGACCCACCTGGTTTTGGTCCTACACGTATGGATGCTATAGAGGACTTATCTATCTTAACAGGTTCTACAGTTATTAATGAAGAGTTGGGTGACGATCTTGACCTTATAACAATCGAACACTTAGGTGAAGTTGAATTTTCTGTAACAGATGACAAAAATACTACAATTACTCTTGATGGTACTAGTAACGCTGTGCTAGAAAGGATAGTTGAGGTTAAAGCTAAGATTACTGAAGAGAAAAACGGGTTTATTAAAAAGAAGTTAGAACAGAGGTTGGCTACTTTATCTGGTAGTGTAGGTGTTGTAAAGGTTGGAGCTGATTCTAAGGTGGAGCTTAAGGAAAAGAAAGATAGGGTGGAAGATGCTATCTACGCTACTAAGGCCGCACTGAAAGAAGGGATAGTCCCAGGGGGTGGAGTTGCCCTCCTTGATGCTTCCGAAAAAATTCTCTCCGGACAAGCCGGAGGTATATTGCTCGAAGCTATAAAAGCACCGTATAATACTATACTAGATAATGCTGGTTTAAACATGTTAACAACTGATGGTGCTGCCGGCACAGGTATCAACGTTGTGACTGGTGAGTGCGTTGATATGGTACAAGCTGGTATTATAGATCCAGTACTCGTTACTAAGACTGCTTTGAAGAATGCTGTATCTGTAGCTTTAACTATAATGTCAGCTGATTGTGTAATCTCAAATATTAGAGTAAATGAAAGCAGTTAATGATTATATAGTTGTAGAAGCGATTAAAGAAGAAAAGAAAACCTCTGGAGGTTTACTTTTAACTGACGATACAGATACAGATAACAGGTATAAGAAAGCTAAAGTAGTTTCTGTAGGGAATTTAGCTGAACTAATTAAAGAGGGTTCAATGGTTATGTACGATCAACATGCCGGTCATGATATAACTTATGAAGATTCTCTGTATAAAGTTATAAGACTTAGAGATGTAGTCCTTGCGGAATGATTAGGAACATAACAGCTCAAGACCTTAAAGACTCTCATTTCCTTAAGTATTATAGATTGGTTCGGAAATGGGCATGCAAAGCTAACGATATAAAAGATGCTGACTTAGAGTTGTTGATATATTTGAACTGCTTGACTAGATTTACTAGAGATGATTTCATTAACGGAATATATGCTTACACTTGGGATAAACACCGGTGGGAGAGGTTGAGGAAAGCAGGGTGGATAGATGTTTGGAGACAGAGAAACCGTACGACAATAAAGTATACAGTTTACAAAACATCGTTTAAATGTAATCATCTTATAAGTAGGATATATAGAATACTACTAGGTGAGGAAGATATACCTACGTCGATAACAAATCCTTACTATAATAACAAATCATACACGGATAAGGTTATGAATAAATCTATAGACGATATGATTAAAGATAAAGATAGATAAATATGGCTGGTAAGTATATATGTAAGAAATGTAAAATGTATGCGAGCTGGTGTAAGTGTAAAAAGTAGATATGGGATTACTACAGAAAGTGTTATCATCTGGAGCTGGAGAGCTAATTAAAAACGTAGGTGGGGTTTTAGATAACTTAACTACATCTAAGGAAGAGAAGTTGGCTGCTCAGCAGAAGATTAAACAATTAATATCTAACCACGAGTTAGAAATGCAAAAGCAAGTGACCAATAGGTGGGAAGCTGATATGAAGTCCGACTCTTGGTTATCTAAAAATGTTAGACCACTAGTACTTATATTTCTAGTTGTATCGACGGTGTTAATGATATTCATTGATGCTGGAGCTATATCTTTTAATGTAGAAGCCAAGTGGACTGATTTATTACAATTAGTATTAATAACAGTGATAGGAGCCTACTTCGGAGGGCGGTCACTAGAAAAAACAAAAAAGTAAATTTAATTTTATTATGGCAAAGAAAGACAAAGTGGTTGACTTAAAACCTAAAGCGGAAAAGATTACTGATGAGCAGTTAAAAAACTTACAGTCTGTAGTTAATGATAACAATGCTATTCAGTTTAGAGTTGGTGCGCTAGAAGCTCAGAAGCATGAGTTGATCCACCAACAAGCTAGCATACAATCTAAGATTGTTGAATTACAAGACACATTCAGTAAAGAGTATGGTACATTTGATGTCAACTTAACTGATGGTACGATTAACTACCCTAACAATGGATAGTCATGTAATTAGAAAGATTACCATAGGTAAGGACTACAAGAGTGATGCTATGCACTACTCTGTTGGTCAGAACGTTTATGGTGGTCATACGATATGTGATATACTAGAGGAAGAGAGTAAGTACTCTATTTATATACGAAAAAAGGATGTAGTTATACCTTGGAAGGATTTCAACAAGAACATGGCTATATCAGTGGAATATGATTTAGAGTACTAATGAAACCTTTATATGATTATATAATACGACCTTTAGGTGAGAGGTATAATAATTCTGTAGAAGTAGGTGATGGTAAGAGCTTAATATTAAACACGGAGATCTTTAATCATGGATACATTAACCGTAAAGCTATTATTATCTCTACTCCTATTGATAATATACATAACTTACAAGAAGGTCAGGAAGTGATTGTGCATCACAATATATTCAGACGGTGGCACAATGTTAAAGGCGTTGAGAAAAACAGTAGAGGGTTCTTGAATGAAGGAGAATATTTGGCTTCACCTGATCAGATATACATGTACAAGACTTTGACTTGGGAGTGTGTTAGCGGTTTCACCTTTGTTAAGCCTTTAAAGAATAAGGACAATTTCTCTCTAGAACCTGAGCAACCACTAATCGGTGTAGTGAAATACTCTGATGGTAGATTCTTACCTACGCAGTTAGTAGGCTTTAAACCTAGTAGTGAATTCGAGTTTGTGATCGATGGAGAGAGACTGTACAGAGTTATGAATAGTTTTATTACAATTGAATATGAATATAAAGGAAACGAAGAAGAGTATAATCCAAGCTGGGCACAGAGCCGTTGAAGAGCTAATTAAGGTTGCTAAAGAAGCTATTGTTGATTCTGATGATGATATATCTGCAGATAGACTTAAGAATGCTGCAGCTACTAAAAAGTTGGCTATATTCGATGCTTTTGAAATATTAAACCGAATCGAAGAGGAAGAGAGAGTTATTAAAGATTTAGAAAAATCAAAGCAAGATATAAATAAACCTAAGTTTCAAGGATTCGCAGAAGGGAGGAGTAAGTAATGTACGAACAGACACTTTATAAAATAGTAGAGCCAGTTAAGCTTACTACCATCAAGAGGTTGAATAAGGGTAAGAAATGGAAATATGGTTATGACAAGGAGAGTGATATAGTAGTTATATCTAAATCTGGTCAGATAGGTGAGATTGTAGAGATACAGGGTTTAAAGATAGCATTACCTAAAGCACCTAAAGAAGTTTTTAGTTGTTCTAAAGATAAGAGTGAGCAGAAGTGGAGAAGGTTCGAGCCTAACCCTGCTTTCAAAAAGATTAAAACTAGATTTGATTGGGATGCTTACCCAAAAGAATTTAAAGAGTTACATTATAAATATATAGACCAAGAGTTCAATAGAAGAGATAATGGTTTTTGGTTTATGAATAGTGGTACACCTACTTGGATACCTGGTAGTTACTATATGTACTTGCAATGGAGTAAAATAGACGTTGGTGCTCCAGACTTCAGAGAAGCTAACAGGCTTTTCTTTTTGTTTTGGGAGGCCTGTAAAGCTGATCAGCGTTGCTACGGTATGTGCTATTTAAAGAATAGACGTTCAGGTTTTTCTTTCATGAGTTCGGCTGAAACCGTTAACTTAGCTACTTTAGCAAGTGATAGTAGATTTGGGGTGTTATCTAAAAGTGGGGGTGACGCTAAGAAAATGTTTACAGATAAAATAGTACCTATAAGTATTAATTATCCTTTCTTTTTCAAACCCATACAAGACGGTATGGATCGTCCGAAGTCAGAACTAGCTTACCGTATCCCAGCTAAGAAGTTCACCCGTAGAAAAATGGGGGTTCACGAAGAGCAAGACGATATGGAAGGTCTTGATACTACTATCGACTGGAAGAATACTGGCGATAATAGCTATGATGGTGAGAAACTTTCTCTGTTAGTACACGATGAGAGTGGTAAGTGGGAGAGGCCTGATAATATTCTTAATAACTGGCGAGTAACTAAAACGTGTTTAAGGTTAGGTGGTAGAATAGTTGGTAAGTGTATGATGGGTTCAACATCAAATGCACTAGATAAAGGTGGTGATAACTTTAAAAAACTGTACAATGATTCAGATGTCACGAGACGAAATAGAAATGGCCAGACAAAGTCTGGTTTATATTCTTTGTTTATCCCAATGGAATGGAACTATGAAGGCTTTATTGATGAGTACGGACTTCCAGTATTTGATACGCCAAGCAATGAAAGGCGAGGACCTCATGGTGAATTAATAGATATAGGTGTTGTAGATTATTGGGAGAACGAGGTTGACGGTCTGAAAGACGACCAAGATGCTTTAAATGAATTTTACAGACAATTTCCTAGGACGGAAGAGCATGCGTTTAGGGATGAGACAAAGAATAGTTTGTTTAATCTTATAAAGATATACGAACAGATAGATTATAATGAAGGGAACAGAAACTCTTCAGTGCTAAACACTGGTAACTTTCAATGGGAGAATGGTGTTAAAGACACTAGGGTTACGTTTAACCCAGACCCTAACGGTAGATTTAAAGTCAGTTGGGTTCCTAACAAGGGGATGCAAAATAATGTTATATTAAAGAATGGAGTTAAATACCCTGGAAACGAGCACGTTGGTGCGTTTGGTTGTGATAGCTATGACATTAGTGGTACTGTGGATGGTAAAGGATCTAAAGGAGCGTTACATGGATTAACTAAGTTTAGTATGGAAGATGCTCCAGCTAATACATTCTTTCTAGAGTACATTGCTAGACCTCAAACCGCGGAGATCTTTTTTGAGGATGTTTTAATGGCATTAGTATTTTACGGAATGCCTATACTTGCTGAGAACAATAAACCTCGTCTATTGTATTATTTACGGCGTAGAGGTTATAGAGGCTTCAGTATGAACAGACCTGATAAGGTTTGGAATAAACTATCCGTGGCTGAAAGAGAGGTAGGCGGTATCCCAAACTCTAGCGAAGACATAAAGCAAGCTCACGCCGCTGCTATTGAGATGTATATCAA